TAACGGAAGTCAGACTTGTAGAAGTCGTAAGATCCGCGACGGAAACCTGAGAAGCCAAGGTTTAGAGCCATGTCTTCATCGTTTTCAAATACTCCGTAAGAAGTACCGCCAGCGCCGTACGAGTTCATTGAAGCAAGCATATCGTCAATAGCTAAAGATGTAGCGCGGTTAAGGAAAAGCATATTCTCTTCAATAGCACCTTGCTTATCAAACTCAGCTAAGATAGCATCAAACTCAGCTAGATCACTAGCAGCGTTAACACCAGTAACACCAGTAGTAATGTTACCACGATCTTCGATAGCTGCGAATAAACCTTCTGTACCAGTAAGAGTAGTACCGTCAGTTCCTAAGAACGCATCAACTTTAGAGTTAGCAGCTACAGTCTTAACTGATTCAAGCATAGCCATCTCAAGGTAGTCAACGAAACGCGCGCGAGTGTCAGACTGTGCTTTTAGGTACCATAGGTATCCTGACTGTCCGTCTTCAGCAGCCACTTCAACCCAACCAATACGAGATGCATCAGATCCTGATACTTCGTAGTAGTCCTTAAGAATAATAGGCTTGTTGTTAAACGACTTAAACTGTGGCTCGTTAGCTTGACGAGAAGTACCACCATTGTAGTTGTCTCCCTTTTTAAACTCTGAACCGTAAACTAATAACGTAGCCGTATCACCAGAACCAGCAGCTAGACCCGCGTTTGCGAATGTAGCAGTAGAGTTACCAGCATCGTAAAGAGCGATGCTAATCTGATCGTTAGTTACATTAGTAACGATACCTTGTGCTGTTGCGCTGTTATCAGCTACAAGCACCATATCGTTAACTCTAACACCGTGATCAATTGCAGAAGTACCTACAGGGTTACCATCGATATCTGTGTCGATCTCGAAAGTACCACCCTCTTCGTTACCGTTACCAGTTTGCTGAGTAGCGTCTGCGATATGTCCTCTGTATGAAAGGTGTAAACGACCTTGTTCAGACCAAACAACTTGGTCAGCCGTCATTGATTCTTCAGCTCCAACTTGAGCAAGGAAACCAGAGATTGTTCTTGGACCGAACACTTCAGCTTCTGCTTCCATTAGATCTGGAACGTATTGTTGCGCCCAGCCTTGTCCAGCTGACGACGCTAAATCTAGGTAATTTGTTTCTAGTGTCTGCCTAGTTGGTGCAGCTACACTATTTAAATTACCACCTGCAGTAATTGCCATGATTAATTTTTTTTAAATGTTATTTTTTTCTTTTAATTTTGAAACGTAAAGAATCTGAATCATCGCCTAACACTCTAGCTTTAATACCATTTTTAAACTGAGGCTCTGTATGTGAACTACGGGCTTCAGTGTTTATGTTTTTAGCTTTAGCGACACCATCTTTAATAGCATCTGCTTTACCTTGTTCGTAAAAGTGTTGAGCAATAGCGTCCGCGTTCATAGCAGTAAACAAACTCTTGTGATAACCTTTAGCGTCTGACATAGTGTTTTCTTTGTTCAAAAACCTTTTGACAAAGTTACTAATATCGCTTTGAGTTTCTTTAACTTCATTTACATTATTGACATTAAACCTGTATACTTTTTCTCCGACGTTATATTCAAAACCTTTGAACTTGTCGTTGAAAACTTGGTTTGTTTGATCTGTAAACTCAGCTTTCTGTTTGTCAGCTATTTTTCTTGTCTGCTCTGACTCTTTATTGTATCGGTTGAAAAAATCAATTGCCTTTTGTTGCTCAGCAGTGAGGTTACTTCCAGCTTTGATTTCTTCATAATATTTAGACTTTTGCCCGTCTAAGTAGGCTTTGGCCTCGGCAACTTGCTCTTTGAGGGCCAGTTTTTTTCTTTTAATATCTTTAGCATCATCAACATCTTCGTCGTAAGAAAATTTATCTTCTAATAAAAAATCTACTTCATCTAAAGATAGATGCGGTTTAGTTCTTTGATAGTATTCGCGTAAAGCGTCTTGATCGTCTATATCTTTAACGTCTCTATTTAAACGAACGTAATCTTCTAAGCTACCACCAGTCTCTTCTATAAAGTTTAATAGCTTCTGCACGTTTTCAGGTAGTGGCTTGCCAGTAGCCTCTGACTCATCAAGAGCCTCCATGACCTTTTCTTTAGTCACAGTATCTTCATCAGTAACTTGTTCTAATACTGGTGTTTCTTCTTGTGCTTCTCCTTCCGGTTGTACTTCGTCTTCACTTTGTGCGGGCTCGGCGTCTTCATTGCTTCCAGCCACTCCCGTGTCGTCAGTGTTGTTTTCTTCAACTTCATTAGTTGGTGGTTTTGATAAATCTACTTTGATAACCTCTGGGTCATCAGCACTCTTAAATTTACTTAGGTCTTGTTCTACTGTTTCTTCTACAGTGTTTTCTTGTTCAACCTCTTGAATTACTTCCTCGAGGTCTGTTTGGTTATTTTCCATGATAAAATATTATATAATTATTGTCCTATTTGTGGATTAAAATCGCTTAATCGCATGCCGCCTTCTAATATATCATTACCTGAAGACTCAAATCCTTTAGCGCCTTGCTTCATGTTTTCTCGCCTATCTTTACCCTGCTCTTTCATTTGCTCAATATTCATCATATCTTGGCGAGACATTTGTTGTGCTTGCATGTTCAAGTCAAACTCAAATTGCATTAGCTCTTTCTTTACTCTAGCCTCTTCCTGAAGGTGTCTAAGTTTAGCATCTGCTTTAGTTGCTTCTATTTGAATCTCTGTTTGAGCTTTTGCCTGATTTTTTTGTATCTCAGCTTGAGCAGCGGCTTGTTGAGCTTGCGCATTTGCTTTCGCTTGCGCTTCCATGTTTTGTTGTTGGATTGCTTGATCTCTTTCCTGTTTTTTCTTACGTTTTATTTTTAATAGTTGGTTAGCTAGCTTAACGTTCTTTATGTCTCTTATGTCTATAGCGTCATCTAAGTCAATTAACTTTTGAGAAAGAGCAGTTTGAATATTGTTTTCTAACATAGCTTTTTCTTCTTGATCAGGCTCTAGCTCAATAAATATACCAAAGTCATACAGGTACAAATCAGCCATGTCTTTTAACGTAGCTACATTGTGAGCTCCAACAGCTTGCACAAAAGCATCAGCCGTAGGTGAGTACTCTAATATATCAGATATTCTCAACGATAAAGCTTCTGCTACCTGTACTGTTAGATATTGAGAGCCTAAAAGTATATGACGAGTAGCTACGTTAGAGTTAGCTGCCGCCAGCTTTTGAACACCAACAAGAGATTTAGGGTCTGGAACACTAGCGTCTCTAGCTTCGTTAAGACCTGTAGTATCTCTTATCATTTGAAGATAATAGTTATACGTGTTTATTAACGTACCTATTTTATCTTGACCAGCGCTGTTTGATATCTGTTGAATAGGTACTTTACCAGGATTTTGCTCTCCCTCAGACGTAAAGCTTCTACCAATAACACTACCAGTTTGGAAGAACATGTTAAGCGCTTCCTGCGGGTTGTAGTTTGTGCCGTTGCCTAAATCAACTTCAGCAAGACCATCCGCATCAAGGTACACTCCATCTGGTACCATACGCGACATGACTTGCTGCAACTTTAAGTGAGTTAACTGAATCATATCAGCAAACCCAGTAATTCTACTAACTAAACTTTCAATACGGCCTTCGTACATACGAGGCGCTACTAATGAATAGTTCATCTTAACTTTATTAAAGTCAGATTTGCTACGCATCATATTTTCAGCTTTGTTCCACTTTAGTAACTTATCTGTACCTAGTATAACTGCTCCTTCAAAAATACACTCTACAGACCTTTGTATTCTAGTAAAGTTAATTTGTTTATCTTCAGGTGGATTAAAAGTATCTGGCTTTTCAATAGCTTTCATGCCACCAGTACCAGTTTGTTTTATTTTGTAAACGTCGTTCATATGAGTTCTATAATTAAAATATAAAACTTGAACTTTGTTTTTATCTACTTCGTGTATTCTTCTGCCTCTTAAATATCTTTGACTAGACGTAGCGTATATATCTTCTAAGTCAGACTCTGTCAAATGATCAAACTCTCTAGCTAATTCGTTAATAGGTATAGTCTTAACTTCACCAATGTAGTATATGTCATCAAAGTAAGGTGATTCACTAAATGAATAAACGATATTAGCTGGATCTACATACTCAACTGTTGCACCGTCACTCCAGTTAAAATTAGTTTTAACGCAAGCTATTCCTAAAACTGTTAAATCATATATTAGTCTACGTCTAATTAAATCGTAATTATTACCATCAAGTAATACGTTAATAGCTTGTTCTTCTGCTATTTCTACAGCCTGTTTATAGTCAAGCTGCATATGTATGTCTAACTCTTCTTTAGTATCTAATCTTTTATCTTCAGGATTATTATAAAGATCTATTCCATATACGGCTTTTGTTTGATCATTAAACTTTTTGTTTTCTATGTCTTTCAACATAGCTTCCATGTATTCGTTTCTTTTCTCTACACCATATTGGTCTTGCGAATAAGCGTTTATGCTAAACATTCGCTCTGACATGCCGTTAACAACAATGTCTACAAACTTTGGTACAATAGGTACTGGCTTCCAGTCTAAATTAAGATAAGATAAATCGCCATTAATAGATAACTCATCTTTATACTTTTGTATAGCTTGCTCACCTCTAGCATACAACCTTAGCTGATGGTACTTGTGTTGAGAAGATCTATATCTATTATTGTAAGAATCCTTGAACCACTCTGTCTCAATAGCACGAGCTACTTTAAGCCCATACTCTGGACTCATCTTCTCGAGATCAGAAACAGCTTGAGAAGGAAAATTTACATATACGTTTTCCGCCATACTTATTTAATTATCTGGGATGTGTACCCTTTATTATCGTATTTTGCTATATTTAAATTAACTGGTGTTCGTTTTTGCTTAGGATTTGGTGCATATAAATGTCTATTACAGGCCATGATTGCTAAGCCAGAGCTAATGGACGCGTCGTGTTTTGTTCTACGATTTATATCAAACTTAGCCCAATCAAGTAGCGTGTCGTTAAAATACATTGTTCCAAAATCACCATCACCTAAGTGACCAACGTGGGCGTTAATATACATTTCAATCGCCGCCGCGTGAGCTTGCTTAATGTCTTCGCTTGAGTTTGGTATACCACCAACTTCTTTTTCAGCTGTTGATAATTTTTTCCAAGACTTGTCTGGTCTGTTCATACTATAACCTCTATATCCTCTACGGCGTAGATAATACAATAGACGCGGTTTATTGTTCTCCGCAAGCAAAGGCATACCGTAGAATACTAATGCCATTAGAACGTCTTCAAAGAACATCTCTGCGGTTTGTGGTCTTGCTATGTATTCTAGGAAGAACGTGCTTGATGGCGCGTCTTCCATAGAAAATTTTGTTAACCCGTGTAAAGCTCCTTTAGAACCGCGACCATCAACCGTACCGCTGATATCGTAACTATCGCAACCAAAGGCGCCAATATGATCGTTACCGGGATATTTAATTCCATTTTTTATTATTTGTTTATTTTGCAAATGACTTGGTGGTACCCAGCTTACTTTGAATCTACCTCCAGGGTCGGGGTGAAAAACAACTTGTGTATCACGTACACCATTAACCCAACTAAAAGAGCCCGTCGTAGTATGCGCATTGTGCCTACTACCTTCGTTAAAATCAATTTGCTCATAAATCTTAATTAAATTAAATATACTGTTTTTAGTCTCGTCTCTGAACGCATGTTCTTCAGTACGAGGAAACTGTCTGTAAAACTCGTTTAAAGCGTCTTGATCATCTTTTAAACCTTCTGCTTCGTTTTCCCAGTGATCAATAACACCTACGTCTATTAATTCACCGTCTGGTCCATGTCGTACATCATCACTTCTACTATCAAAGACTGGAAGTCCGTACTCGTCAATAAATCCTTCATAGTTCCATTCCATTGGGATAAAGAGAGAATAAAGCCCAGACTTCGTTTGTCCATTACGATTTCTTCGCGTGACGTCAGAATCATTGTATAGTTTTTTAAAGTTATCTCCACCCTTATCAAGCGCGTTGCTAGTTGAACCCATTAAGCACTTACCAACGATTTTACTACCTAGCCTTAAACAGGTTTTAGTAACTCGCCAGTTGTTTAATATGTTATCAGGTCTTTCCCACTTACCACTTTCATCGTGAACTAGTAAACTTAGCTTTTCACCATCGTAACTATTATCACCAGTATTCTTCCAGTCAATCGTAGTGTCAAGACCCACTATCTCTTCAAGCTGTTCGTTAGTTTGTATTTTCTTACGAGTAAACTTACTAGCCGGAACTCTATACGCAAGCTCAGACTTTGGACGATCCATACCGTCTTGTATAGGCTTGAAAAAGAAAGGGTAGTTTAAAGATATAGGTACAACCTTATCAGTAAACATTTTCTTTGCATCGGCGCCAGACTTAGAGA